CCTATATCAACTCTTTTAATAGATACTGGTAGATATATGACTGAGATGGGACCGTTCCTAAAACAGACTGGTACTTATGATGGTAATCTAGTTATGCTAGCCGATTTTGGAAATTTCGATCAGACTCAATCATTTGATAATTTCCGTGTAGTTATGATTGAAGCGCTTAAAGATGTAATTCTAAATAAGAAATCGGAATTAGATGTGAAAAGATATAAGATACTGGATAATATGCATCCAGCCGAATATTTACTAAAAAATTGGGAATCGATGGATAATGCAGTATTCAGAATATATACGTCATATAAGAAATATATTAATCTACCAACCGGCTGGTTATTTTCAGGAGAATTTGGTACTTTATGCATCAATACTATGACTAATTACGCATTTATGAAAACTGTTATAAGCTATTTAGATACTACTATAGTGCAATCAACAGGGAAATGCCTAAGCACTTATTTTACTATAAAAAGTTTTAAATTACAGGGTGATGATCAAATAGCTTTATTAGATCATATGACTAATATACCTGATTCATATATACTTAATGATGTCATTAACTGCCTTTTGGATCTTATGGAAAAAGTGGCTACTAGTGCTGGATTATCTATATCAAAAAATAAAACTAGCGTACGATTTGGATTATTTGAATTCCTTAAGAAAGCTGGATTATGGGGATACATTATACCTAGATATATGCAAGTATCTTTAGAAGAAAATGAGACTATCAATAGAACCATGGACCCAATAGAGAAGATGAGAGCTAGAATTGGTCAATATAGAGAATATGAATTTAGAGGAGGAAATACAGCATTTGGTCTCATACGCAGGTATATGGAATGGATTCTTATTAGAAGAGTAAATTTTGGACTAGCTGAAGATGGAACTAAATTACAAGCTAATTTACCGTTTGCTTTAATCTGGACTCCAGTCAGTAAAGGAGGTGTTGGAATGCATCCATATACAAATACCGATCCTAATGTAGACATATCAATTTCATTATTTA